GTGCTGTTCTTTACCCTTAGTATCAGTAAAGCGAAAATCGACCCATTTTGCGCCACTTTCTTGTATGAGTTGAAGGACCTTGTTCGCCATGCTCATTTTGCTCCAATGAAATTTTGTTGCACTTGTTGAGTGCGTGTTAGTTGCTGGTATTTATTAAGCAATTCTCATACCAACTTTATAAGACTTACCTAAAACATTGAATTACTTATAAGTATTCATGATTTAGGCCCCTTGTCTTGAACCCATTATACTGTTTGCTTGTGCAAATGCACCATATTCACACATTTTCAAATTATGGCATATTTAAATAGCTCATTATTGCCCTAATTTAGTGCAAAATTGTTGCACTGATATAAACCGCTGCATCAATTTCTAACAGTCGTCCATGATCATAATACTTTCTTATATATAATGCTGAGATTCTTATCGGATTACTTGAAAATAATCACTCCTTTGACATCGATCTTCCCCAATGAGTTCCTTTGGTTTATTTCAGCAACTTAAATTTATGACTTAAACCATCAGTTAAATGCCTTCTGCTTTAGTTAAAATCTAATAATTATTTTTCATTTTTATGAATTTCTCTAAATAAACGCACTATTTAGTCGCTATCTAAGCAGTTAATAAGACCACATATAGTAGATCTCACATTACTCAGCAAAAAATAAATTTTACTATTCATGTTCTTTTTCATTCACTTTTTTTATACAGGCCAAACTTGCTTTTATTATTAAAAAAAACTAAAAACTATATGCATAAATTTTTGTTATAAATAAACAAACCAAAAGTTATGTTTATAAAAAACTTAAAAGCATTCAAGGATTTGAATAATGAAATATGACTTTGAACAATCGGATAAAGCTTTTTTCGGCCATCCTAAACCATTACAAACGCTATTTTTTACAGAGCTTTGGGAAAGATTTTCTTATTATGGAATCCGGCCCTTACTCGTTCTTTATATGATTGCGATGGTCAATGACGGCGGTCTAGCACTTGATCGACCAACTGCCGCAGCGATTGTTGGATTATTTGCAGGCTCCATGTATTTAATGACCGTTTTTGGGGGGTGGGTTGCTGATAACTGGTTAGGCCAAGCACGTGCTGTCTGGTACGGTTCAATTATTATTGCCTTAGGCCACTTATCAATTGCCCTTACATCTGTATTTGATCAGTCTTTCTTTTACTTAGGTTTAATACTGATTGTTTTAGGTACAGGGTTATTTAAAACATGTATTTCCGTGATCGTGGGAACACTATATAAAGCCAATGATGCAAGACGTGATGCAGGTTTTTCCATTTTCTATATGGGAATTAACATGGGGTCATTTATTGCCCCACTTATTACAGGGCTTTTGGCGAAAGACCATGGCTGGCATTTAGGCTTTGGTATTGGTGGCATTGGGATGTTAATTGCTTTATTAATTTTCCGTTTTATGGCAATGCCTCAGCTCCAAACTTTTAATGAGCTACGCCAAGAAGCCAATAGCTGTAGCAAACCTGTCGTAGAAAATAAAAATGCGCCTAAAATTGTATTTAGCTTTTTATTCGCAGTTGCAGTCGTTATTGCGCTAACCTTCCTTAGTATCATTCACATCAATCCCGTGGCTGTCGCGACCTATTTAACCGTAGGAATTAGCATTGGGATTATTGCTTATTTTGCATATTTACTACTTTTCCTGAATTTAGAGCAACATGAAAAATTTAAAATAATTATTTGCTTCGTTTTATTAGCAGCCTCTGCCCTATTCTGGTCAGCTTTCGAACAAAAACCCACAACTTTTACTTTATTTGCGCAAGATTATACGGACCGTATTGTTTTCGGATTTGAGATTCCCACTGTATGGTTTGAATCAATCAATGCTCTTTTTATTATTATCTTTGCTCCAGTTGCAGCTTGGCTATGGGCGAAACTAGGTAAAGCGAATAAAGATCCAAGCTATATCAGCAAATTTATTATTGCGTTGTTATTCGCCGCAGGTGGCTTTTTACTTATGTCTCTAGCCAGTCATTTTGCTATTCATGGCGGAGTAGTTTCACCATTTTGGTTAGTCGGTACTTTATTTCTTCTTACCATAGGTGAACTTTGCTTAAGCCCAATTGGCTTATCAACCATGACCAAACTTGCACCTGATGTCATACGTAGTCAAATTATGGGTTTATGGTTTACAGGTACAGCTCTTGGCAACCTCATGGCAGGTTTAATTGGCGGGCAAGTCTCGGCAGATGGTATTAATCATTTACCTAGCCTATTTATGCGCTGTGTATTAGCCTTGGTTATTGGCGCAATCGTGTTATTTTTATTAAAGAAACCAATGAATAAATTAATGGACAAAAGTACCAACAAAGTTCAACCTGATTTGGAAACGATATGAACGACTTAACTGTTCCAGAAAAACTAGCGAAACTTCGTGAACTCATGACCAATCAAAGTATTGATGCTTTGGTTGTCATGAGTGCAGACCCCCATATGTCTGAATATTTACCAGACTATTGGAAAGCAAGGCAGTGGTTAAGCGGTTTTAGTGGCTCTGTTGGCACTTTAGTTGTGACCCAAAATTTTGCAGGACTCTGGGCCGATGGGCGCTATTGGGTACAAGCCGAACAACAACTCGCTGGAACTGGCTTTCAATTACAAAAACTGACCAGTGATGAATCTTCTACACATCTCGCATGGATTGAGAAAAATCTACCGGCTGGTTCGGTTATTTCAATAAATGGGCAAACACTTTCAATCCAGCAATTTAAAGGGTTGGAAAATACAGCAAAGCAACGTGGCTTTAAGCTTGAAACACAGCAAGATTTAATTGATTCGATCTGGTCTAATCGTCCAGAACTTCCTTTAGAGCAGATTCATTTAATGCCTGAAGGGTTAAATGCCCTATCTCGTAAAGAAAAAATTCAGGCAATACGCGAAATATTAAAAACTAAAGCGATTGAAGGACATTTCATTTCATCTTTAGATGATATTGCTTGGGTCTTAAATGCACGTGGACAAGATGTAGAATACAACCCTGTATTTCTTTCGCATTTATATATCAGTGCTCAACAGGCTGTTTTATTCATTGATAGTAACAAAGTTGATTTAACTACCCAACAGGCTTTTAAAGCTGATGGCATTGAGATTCGTGACTATCAAGATACAGCTAAGTTTTTATCGAATATTTCTGATGCCTCAGTACTTTTAGATCCAGCCAAAGTCTCGATTTTTCATGAACAAGCCATCGCAAAAGATATTCAGGTTGTCTACGACATCAATCCAAGTACACTTTTTAAATCGCGTAAACATGAAAGCGAAATTGCTCATATCCGTCATGCCATGGTGAAAGATGGTGTTGCCCTTTGCCATTTCTTCAACTGGTTAGAAAAAGCACTTCATCAAGGTCAACGCATTTCAGAACTCACCATTGATGAAAAGATTACGGCTTTCCGTGCTCAACAAGAGGGTTTTATAGGCCCAAGCTTTTCAACGATTGCCGGCTTTAATGCCAATGGTGCTCTACCTCACTACCGTGCAACTGAAGAACATTACTCATTCATTGAAGGCGATGGTTTATTGCTGATTGATTCTGGTGGACAATACGTAGACGGCACTACCGACATTACCCGTGTTGTTCCTGTAGGAACACCAACAGAGCAACAAAAACGTGACTATACTCTGGTTTTAAAATGTCATATTGCTTTGGCAAAAACGATTTATCCGGAAGGTTTAGCTGCCCCACTACTCGATTCAATTTGTCGTCATACGTTATGGCAATATGGTTTAGATTATCGTCACGGTACAGGTCATGGCGTAGGCTTTGCGCTTAACGTGCATGAAGGACCACAAGTGCTTTCTTATTACGCGCCTATTCATGCCTATAGTAAGTTGCGTGAAGGTATGATTCTTTCTAACGAGCCGGGCTTATACCATGAGGGACAATACGGTATTCGTATTGAGAATCTGGTTGCAAACAGACTTCACTCAGGGTTTGAGAAAACCTACGGCGATTTCTTAGAATTTGAAACACTGACCCTTTGCCCGATTCATTTAGATTGTATCGTCGTTGACATGCTAACGGATGAAGAGAAAGACTGGTTAAATAGTTATCATCAAACTGTTCAAGAAAGACTGGCTGAACATTTATCTGGCGATGTTTTAGATTGGTTGATTTATAACACACGTAAGATTTAATCTTCTTGTATGACCAAGGCAGAATAGTTTTTTATTTACAATAGAAGCTTATTCTGCCTTATTTGTACTTATCTATAATTTCAAAAAACCTCACTTTTTAAAGCCGTTTTTTCTGCAAATTTCTAACGAATGAAATAGTTAAACTGGTTACTTCTTTTTTTGCTATATTAGCCCATTAGAAAGCGGCTTCTTATTTTTCAAACCTAAAAAGTCTTTTCTAAACAGTGAGTATGAATGTGAGTAATATTCTAACTACTCATTAAATATATTTTAATTATCATGAGGTTAAGTTCATCATGCTTCTAATGATCGAAAATAAGGATTTAAGTTCATAACAGTTCGTAACAGTTTTTATTTTTAATACAACTACTTGATTTATAATATTATTAGTATTTATTAGTTCACATTAGTATCTTCTAATCCGCATCGAAAACGGGTAAAAAGACGGGTAACGCCAAATTCATTACCCGTTACCCGTATGTCAAACATAAAATTAACCGACGCAAAGATTAAAACCTTAAAGCCTCAAGAAAAAGTTTATCGCCTTTTGGATGCGGATCGACTCTATATAGAGGTGCGTCCGAGTGGAGCTAAATTTTGGCGACTGAAATATGTTTTAAATGGGAAAGAGTCATCAATGAGTCTTGGTGAGTACCCTTCTGTAACTCTGGCGGATGCTCGTCAATTAAAAGATGAAGTTAGGGCGAAATTAGCAAAAGGAATTGATCCAGTCGATTCACGCAAAAAAGAACGGCAAGCAATGCAAGGGAAAGTGGCCATTACATTTGACAATATTGCAAAGGAATATTTTGAACAGCGCCTAAATAATAAATCAGATATTTATAAAACTTGCTTTACAACTTCTTTAAAAAAAGACATTTCTCCTGTTATTGGGAAGAAGGATGTAAAAGATGTCACTGCGGCTGACGTACTTAAAATAATTCAAAACACAGTTAAACGGGTAAGCAAACAGAAGAATTTTGGTACAGGCGAAACTACAGCGATTCAGAATAGAAAGTTTGTGGGTGCAGTGATGCGTTATGCAATCGCAACTCTCCGAGCCGAAAATGACCCTACTTATGCAGTTCGGGATGTAATTGAACGACCTAAGATCAACCATGCTAAGCCATTAGATAGAGATGAAAGACGGACGATCAGAACTAATATTGATAACTACAATGGCTCTGAGACTGTTCAAAATGCTGGTTATATTCTGCTGTACTCAATGCTTCGATCTGTTGAAATTAGAAAAATGGAATGGCCTTGGGTTGATTTTGATAAAAGGTTGGTTGAGTTCCCTAGAGAAGTCATGAAGAAGTACAGACTTCATGTTTTACCTATGTCTGATCAGGTCTATGAAATCCTGAAAAAACAGTATAAAAACTCAGGAAATAAAAAATATGTTTTCCCTGCTATTTATAAACCTGATGGCATGCTAGATAAATCTACACTCAATAGAATGCTTAAATACATTGGGTTGAATGATGTAACTGCTCACGACTTTCGTGCAACGGCTTCTACCCTACTATATGAAAAAGGCTATGAAGAGGCATGGATTGAAAAACAACTTGCTCATGCAGAACAAAATAGAACAAAAGCATCTTATGACCATTCACAGCACTTGGATGCTAGGCGAAAAATGATGCAAGACTGGGCTGATATTGTTGATAGCTGGAAAGACTAAAAGTTTTGCTTCTTATCAAAGGTCCATCTTTTGCCATTGTAAGTCACAGTTCCATCCAAATTAATCGGCAACTCTATTAATGAGTAGTCATAGATTTTAAGAACAGTCCCGTTCTTATCTAAATCAGCGGGTAGATTGCAAGTATTCTCCATCCTGCCCGCTTCAGAAACCATAATCATTAATTGCTGCATGATAAAACCTCGAGAGAAAAAGAGATGAGAATAAATCTGCTCAAAATGTGCAATTATCCAGATTATTGAGCAAATAATTGCACATTAATGAAGACACTTATTTAAGAGCCTTCACAAGTGCACCGTGTCTTGCTTTGCAGTCATTATATTTTGCAACTGTATCAACTGACCAGATCATTAAATCTTTGCCAGTTGTGCCCTCAATTTCATTTAAATTAGGGCACGGCTGGATGAGATTAGCTGGTATTACGGGCTTTGATAAGGTCGTTGAGTTGCTGCACCCCGTCATCATCAATACAGCTAGACTTATAAACAGGACGCTCCACGATCTTTTGCACTTCACGCTCAATATATTCGACTTTGGTGTTTTGCTCTGCTTTGACTTGCTCATAGTCTGCGCTCACTTTATTGATCTGATTTTGCTTTTCTGCAAGAGCTTTCAAATTCTTGCGCTCAATCTCTTGGATCTGCGATTGACACTTTTGTTCAGCTTCTTTTAGCTGACCAGTTTTGTAATTGAGTACGGCCAAAGATATGGCCAATAAAAAAGCGAGAAACACAATAATGATTTCTCGCCAATATTTAGCAGCAAATACAATCCACATCACTGCGCTCCTATACATTTCGCATGTCGTTCTACTTGTCTGGTCCAAACTCCATAGCAGCCGTTAGAACGAATCGAACAATCACGTTTTGCAACGTACTTATATTTAAGTAATGAGTCGCAAGCTGCCTTATACTTCCCTACCTTTAGATTTTTCAGCATTGATGAGCTAGACCATGCACCAATCCCGTATTGATACGTGAAATCGAGGTATAGGTCGTATTCAGTTTGAGATAATTTCACGCCCTTCAATGAATCTTTAAACGCGACTTCACGCTTGGCCACATCATTTCGCAACCACTTATCTGCGGTCGCACGTGTAATTGGTGGATCTGTCATTTTTACGGGTGAGCCGTTAGGTTTAAATGTAGAACCATGGCCCTGTGTTGGACGATCCCCTTTAACGGGTATCACTGGCTTTGATGTAAACCCTTCATCGTTTTTTACGCCCACAAAAAAAGCAGCCGAAGCTGCTAAGACTGCTGCGATATATTTAGTCTTGTTTGACATTACAGTCACCTTTCTTTTCTAAGCTTTCTAAATAAGCTTTCAGTGCAATTTCATCGCGCTTATTTTTCTTTTTGGCGTAATACCAGTTCATTAAAAAACCAGCTATACCAATGATGATACTGACCCAAAAAGCTAGGTCGATTGAGCCAACATATGCTGAAACTGCGCCCGCCACACTACCCCCGTAGGTTGCCCCTTTACTTGCCGCCAAAGCGGTTGATGTATCAATTAGCTGCTGATTATCTGCCATGCCCTTTGCTCCAGAATTTAGGCAATAAAAAAGCCCTAACTTATTTAAAGCTAGGGCTTGTGATGGTTTGTTGGGTATTAAAAAGATTATTTTTTAACGTATAATCTTTTTTAAATCTGTATATAAACTTTTATCATGCGACTTAATTCTAAAATAAATGTTCTAAAAACAGCTGAAAGCCTTGCTGTATTTCACATTGTCTCTTTATCAGTCGGCTTTGCGCTGTATCATACTTTACTAAACAACAATTTAATTCCTCCTGTTCTTGGGGGTTATTTCGGAATTTTTACAGGTTTTGCATTATTTACAATGCTACCATTCTTAAAATTGTTTGCTGTAAAAACTTTAAGAAGTTCACCATATTTAATGTTTACTTCATTCTTTGCATTTTTGAATGTAGTTGTTGTAACTCTGATATTTTCATATTACAACGGCCCATTTAATGATGCTGTATCACAATCTTATGAGGTTATAATCTACTACATAACATTTTTATTAGTTGGTTTCTTTTTTGTCTTAGCTGATAAAACCAAAGCGCAAAAAATTTTTCTTACATTCACTGCATTTTATCTTATATACATTATTTACTTTATCATCACCGAAGGCAGAATAATGCTTGATTTTGGAACAAGTGATGATTTTGACCGTGACGTTGTGTCGGGGTATCAAGGGATAGCGCGTAGTTTTCTAATAATCGCTATCATAGTAACTGTATTTCTCAAAAACAGAATTAATGCAATACTTGCAACATTGATATTTGGCTTTATTCTATTTGTTGTTGGCGCAAGATCTGAGTTTTATGGGTTTATTGCCGCAGTTTTGTTATACCACTCTATTATGTCATTAAAGTACAAAACAAGTTTTATTGCTATTGCTTTGCTATTATCAACAAGTGTTTTTCTGGGAATATATTATTTCAACGAACTTATGGAAAGCCGACAATTACAAGTGCTCGACTTAAGCCATTCTTCATCATGGGTTGCCAGAGAAGACATGAAGCAGTTTGCAATAAAACAAATTATAGAAAGTCCAGTTTTTGGTGAGTTCGGTGGCCATGTTAAATACCATTCTATCGGTACTTATGCACATAATGCGCTATCGGGGTATGTGAATTACGGACTGCTGTTTTTTGTATTGTACACAGTAACTATTTTTTCAATGTTTATAAACTCACTCTACGCACTAATTAAAAGCCCATCTAGTAAAGAATGGACTTTGAGTTTTATGTTTAGCTTTATTGTTTTATTCTTAATCATAACTGCAAAACCTGTTTTTTGGCCTATCACTTATTTAGCAATAGGCATCTATCTAGGTGCAAAATACTTCTCGTACTCGAAGAAATTGGCTTCTACTTAAAATCATATATAGCCTTCCCCCACCCGCTTTTAATTCTGAAAGCGGGTCGTTCTCCTTTCTCATCATATGTCACAGCACTTTCCCAGAAAATAACACCATCTACATTTTTAGCTTTTAGATAGTCAAGGCGCTGTTTCATTTCAGTTTCTGTAAGTTGGATAGTTTTAATTCTTCCATCACTGGATTTTGGCAAATAGTAACTTGCTGTCACATACGGGATGATCGGCTTGCCTTGGCTATATTTCCTTGCCTCTTCCAGGCTAAAATCAACGGCTTTCTTCCAACTATTAAAATCTCTTAAATCATAGTTGTAGAGAGACGGGCTAATAAAATCGATATATTTTACTAGCTCTGCATACTCTTTATTATTCTCTCTATACTGTGTCTTTCGTCTTTCTGTCATGCGCTCACCACCATGGGTATTCCTTGGGAATAGGGCATACAAACCAACAGGAGCTTGTCCTCCATACTTCTTATATAGAATCAGCGTTTGTTTGACAGGTTCGATCATTGTTTTTGGGATATTTGGATTGCCTTTTTCGTAATCAAAGCTAACTGGTGTCATATCAAACCTAGCTGCTTCTGCTATCTTTTTGATTTTTTGAGGATCAGGTTGATTGTTATTATCTAGAAATTGATCATGATAAATAACTTTTATCTTCTTATAACCAATCTTATTAAGATGATCATTTAAATTACCAGACTGCAAGCCATCACCAAAATCCATTTGATGGATCGGTGCATAAGCATATTTATCAAAAGCGAATGCATGAAGCGAGTATGAAAACAAAAAAGCTGTAGTTAAAAGTCTTATCATGTGTGGTCTCCTTTCCACACATGATAAATAAAAATAAAGTTTATTATGTAGCTACTTTGAAAAGCCCAAGCTGCTCTAAACCAAGAATAATTGATGCAATCTTTTGAGAGTCCGTAGCGCCAACTGCTGGGCTTGTTCTTTGAGTAACTGGAGTTGCACCATAAAAACCCACGCGATCATCAAGTAAACGTATCGGACGAGAACCATTCGGAGTCATAAAAGCCATGCCCGAATCAACAGAAGCAGATGCATCCCAGCGAACTGAGTAATTACCAGTTCGACCTTCAACACCTAATACGAACTGAGGAGTCGTCGTCAATATTACAGCTTGTGATCGATTAGAAACGTGAAGATTACTATTAAGACTAGATGGGCTCTCAATAATCTCATTGTAAGCCCCATTATCTATAACTTTTGATCTATCAAACGTATAGATAACGTTATTCGTACTGCCAGTTTTTAGCTCAACATCTGCTTGAGAGGCGTAGACTGTTGAAAAAGTCAAATCACTTGCATCTAAAAGACCCGTTGATGGAGAAATTAAACGTTCATTCATACAAATAAGTCGAGAAACTTTGTTTGTTACAGCTGGGTCAGCAGTGGAAGGATCCCCCCATGTTTTAATCGCCTTGGCTTTATAGCCTTCAAACGTCGGCCCAATAATCGTCACATGTGTAGTATTACGTGTTTTAGCGTAGATATGAATACAGTTAGTTTCTGAATTCGCATAACCACCACCGATTAACTGAACACCACGAACATCTTCAAGAAGCAGTGGAACAGAACCTTTTGTAACATTGTTAGAAGGAGAACCAAACATCTTGCTGTTGATGAGCAAGCACTCTTGTGCTTTACGTATTTCAACAACATAGCCAGTCCCACCAAATGATTTTTTACTAAATCCCGAAGTATCAATTTTTAATGTTTGGATAACTGTACCTGTGGCAGTGGGCTCAAAGATAGCACAAGGGTAGTCCTTATGTCCGTTAATAACTTCTGCGCGATCAAGTGCAGAAACATCATAAGCCCCTTGATAAATTAGGCCAATTGCTGGCGCTTCATTCAGATCAATTGTAATTTTCTCAAGACCTGAGCCGCCAGTTGTTGTTTGTCCAGATGTTGGCGCTAACTTCAACACATATCCAGCACTATAATCCCCATTTGTATCAACAATGATACGTGAAGCATAGCGCCCGCCATCTCCACATAATCTAAGCCCAGTAACACTTAAATCATGGCTCCGGCTAATACGCCACGTTCCACGTGGCAGCATTAAAGTACCTCCGGACATTGAACCTTTAGCTGCTAATTCCGATTTAATCTCATCAAGGGCATCATCTATATATTCCGTACTACCTGATAAGTAACTCTCAACTAATAGAAATTGATTTTTATTGAAATCATTCCATTGCTTTTGAGTTTTACCACCTGAGGTTACGATCAGCTGATCTGTCCATCCATTGGCACCTGCTCCAGCGGCAGCAGCGGCTTCAATAGCTTCATTAAATGCAGAAGTCCGCTCATCAATCTTTTGGTCGAGAAATGTTAGGGTTTCCAATGCTTCTTCAATTGTGATTTGACCATCAGCTGCAACTTTCTCTAATTGAGCCAAAACCTCATCAATTGTTGTTCCATCAACCTTTAGCTCAAGAAGAGAAAGCACTTTGCGTAAAATAGCTAGAATATCAGCTGAGTTATTAACATTTGCTAATACCGCATTCCAGTTTGTTGCCATAACAAAATCTCCACGCAACAAAAAACCGCCTTTCGGCGGTTAGATAATTTAATAATTCAAGTTAGTAATAGACGACTACAGTGCAGATTTTTGGAGTGTATGACCCTTGAGTATTATCACCACCATATGCACCCATTAAACGAAATTTGGATTTGGTGCGTGCAAAATCTTCACGTTCCTGAAAGCTCACTGCTGCTGTGTCATTAGCAGTACCAGTGCAAACAACACCATAATCTGTATCTGGCGCATCTTCAGACAAAGTAAATTCGATTTGACCGCCTCCCATATTTGCAACTGAAGCAAATCCACGGCTTTTGACTAAATCGAACGTTGAGCCGTTCAGGCGAATAATCGCGATTGCTTTCTCACCTAAGGTTCCACCGCCAATCGTATCGATAGTAATATCCTTAGAGCCATCAAATGTGCCACTCCCCTCAATTACACCAGTGAAATTTATCTTTCGGCCCGTTTCTAACTTTGCTGCAGAAACAGCATTTGCACTTGCATCTAGCTTGCCATCAATGATTTCATTAATCTTTTTGGTTATTGAATTAAATAACCAGTTAAACCACTGCCGTGCCGGTTTCTGATTTGATGGAAAGCCACTTAATAAAGTTAGTCCATCAGTATTTTTTGGCCCGTTCAGGCTAAATTCTTCTAACTTATCCATCTACTTCATCCGAAAAAATTAGCTCAACTCCACTTGGTAAAGGAAATAACAAGCGGACTAGTTCTTTATCTATAGGTTGAAAGTCTGCAAGAAATTCAAAGGTAACTGTCATATCCCTATTGTCCTTTAATTTGAAAGGTATATCGGTTAATAGCTTGCAGATTTCAAATGCTTCATCGAGAGTACAATCACAGTTGTTTAACAAGATTTTAGCTTTAACAACTGAGGGTAATTTTTGAGGGGGGATGCTCTGGCCACGATAACTACTGACGCCTGATTCGCGCCAAAAACCGCCAATATCTGGGTTATCCGTTTCACCGAAGGTTAATGCTTCAGGCTGGCCATCAAACCCAAAGAAAGGGAGAGGTACAATATTGGGAACTACCAGAGGCGCACCCACCCACTCGGCAAGAATGTGAAGCTGATCGCCAATGGCTATATCTAAGTCAAACTTCTCACTTATACTTTGCAGCACGTTTATACAATCAAGAATAGGTTCTATTGATTCTTTGACAGTCTGTTTAAACTTAGGCTTAGATCGGTGCTCATTAATGATCAGATTCAAGTAATCATCTGTTTGCATTAACCACCTCCAGCAACACTAATCTCGATATTGTCAGAATCACAATAGGCCACGCCGTTAAAAGCTAGGGTGTAATCACCCTCAACTGGTACGCCGTCTACAGTTAATTGAAGGCTTTCAATTTCATAAGACCTTGCATCCAATGCACCGTATAAACCTGCTGGTACATACAGCTTATTAATTGCAATACGGTCACCAATATCGAGCTGGTTAATGTAATCAGCTGAAGCGCTTTTGATTTGCTCACCAATATCTACCGTGTAATCAGAATTAGTCGTTAATTCAAAACGGATACCAATAGACTTTTGAATAGGTCGCCAATATTGAATTTCTACTGGATCGCCATAGACAGTTGGGCGAATCACTGTTGTATTTCCATATAGATCACAACCGGGCGCTTTCTTTATCCGAATGGTTTCGGCAATCAATTGATCATCTCCACCAGCTACAACAACGGCCAATGAATTGGGAGGAAGCCCTAAAGGGTCGACGAATGACTTTTTATTTTCATAAACCTTACAACGGCTCACTCCATCAAGGCTAAACAACGCACCTAAAATACCTTCAGTATAAGAGCGTGATGGGATAGCGGTTGATAGTGCCTGACGTTGTCGTAACTTAGTGTTGCTTTCGACTGGAGCACCTAAGGTCGACGCCTGAGGGTTATTAACGGATTGCCAACCTCGTGTAGGTGTTGAAATGGTCGTTACTGAATTTGGTAAAGCTAAAATTGCTCCAGGCTTTTCAGCTGAAGCAGCTACAACAATCTCACCTTCAGGCGGAATAACAACTTGTGCCGGCAATAACCACCGGTTATTGTTCTTGTCACTTACAATTCCGTTATTAATGATTGTTCCAGCAACGCCAACCAAAACCACCGATACACTCGATTTTGTAGCCACTGCACGGCGAATGCCATTGATTTTGACATTGCGTGAAAGCGCATCAGTATTGTCAGTACTTGGTGACATAGAGCTATAAACATCAGCAACTGCGGCATTACAGTCAGCAACCACACGAGCAATTACACCAATCCATTGCCCATCCTGACTATCATTTTCTAAGTAAACATCTTGGCCATAAATTTCCCGATATTTTTCTTTAAGGTGCTCAACAATTTCACTATATGTTGAAACTGTTACGCCATATTGGTTAATTACCGGGGCTATGCTAGTTAGTGCCATATTTAAATATCCCCTTGCAGATCGGCAGGACCATAGATCGTGGTAATGGATGATTGAATGGATAAAGTGCGTGTTTCTCCATTAAATTGACTGTCGAATGAATCAATCCGGAGTACACCTTGAGTCTCTAAAATGCGCTGGCGAATCATCAGTTCAAAAAGATGATCTGTGTATTTTCCTAGCACGTCTGTTGTCCATCCCGTACCATCTGAAGTATCGGCAAACCATTCACCTACCCAAAACTTAAGACGCGTCATTACCGCCTGCGCTACACCCTCAGGTGTATTACTATGGAAATTATTTTGACCTTGGCCAAAGCTGTAATCCCCATTTTCATCTAGCTTTCTATAGCGCATAAAAAAAGCCGCCTTTCAGCGACCCCTCATTCATTTATGGTTTAGGTGGACCAGACTCACCACTACCCGGCTGTACTTTCGTATGGCCGTGGCTAGATCCAACATCCACATCATTATTTTTTAATGCCCCTAAGACGTCTAGTCCGTTCTTCATTTCAACCGGGCAATTAAAAGTAGCTTTGGTACCTAGAAACTCCAACTCACCAGCATCATTAATCCGAAACTTGGCATTACCAGCATCATTTCTTAATTCAACCGCATCTGTAGCCACGTTTTTTAAACGTCTAGGCTGAGATTGCGGCGCAAATGTTGCGAAACCATCGGATAAATCATGTTTACGGTTTTCAAAAGGTGGTTGAATGCCACCGTTTTGCCACCACAGATCAATACATCTTGAAGAGAAGTGTACTAGGCACTCATCACCCTGCTTAACTGGAAATGTTAAAGCAAAGCCTCCAGCTTTAGGCCAGCATACCGGCACGTCTGGTATTAATGGTAGATCCACTAATTCCATTGACCCATCTTCACGCATTACCGGTATTTGAATAGCTGGTGTAACTGATACTGTTTGCTTATCCGGATCATAAGAATCAACGATACAAGGCAAATTGGTCCACAGTACTGCTTGAGCAGATTTAATCGCATCGTTGATTGTATTAAGCAAATGGGGCGATCTTTCGTTATTACTTAAAGCCATAATCAATCCACCGCCGTAATTGTAATACCAGATTTAGGAACTACAGCACCCTGACCAACTGAAACTGTGCTTGTATACCAGTCATCACCACGTGTATCTCCGTAGTGCTCAACTGCCTTGATGATGTAAATACCATTAATACCACCAGCCGTTTTTAGATCCTTTTGTGGTTGATCAACGCCCTGGCTTTGGTAATCAATATCAAAAGCTTGGGTCTGGATACTTGAAGTATCGACATGTATGCGTCTACCACGGCGTAATTGAGGATTAAGGAGGCAATTCACCATTAAGCCTTCAGTAGTTAGCTGAGGCATTCCGACCATCCCAGTATTTGCATTCATTTCAAATACAGAGTCCAGCAAATAACTACTAATCCCGACCATATAGAGGTACTCATCATCAATGAAATACTCCGTATTTGTATCCTTACAAAACTGGCGGATCTGATCGTCTAATGAACCAAACATCACTTTGCCGCGAACATATTTTTGATCACTAAGCTGTGGCAGCTCACCAGTTTCCACCCCATTCGCTTGATATTCTTTGGCGATTTCATTTTTTACCTGGTCTACTGTCGTACCGGCAGCAATAGTTTTATTAACCACCGCATAGTTTTTAGCCTTATCACCAGATTGGGCCAGAATACATAAAAACTTATCCGTAGGGCTTTCACGCCCACGCCGGTATTGAAAAGTTGAACCTTTAAAAATGGTTGATAATTCATCACCGTACCCTACTTCAAAAGTGACCATAGCACCGACATTTGAGTTGTCTTCACCAGCCAAACGATTCATTGTGTCTTCAGATAGGTTGTAGATATAAAACTCTGCTGCCTTAGGCGTTTCGGCCGTAGGTTGATTAATTCGAAATACAATTCGCATTTCAGATAAATCTAATGCCTCAGGCTCACCATATTTAAGTTGAACGGTTAGCCGGCAATTACGCTTCCATTGTTCACTCATTCCGGATCCTGCCAAAATAGTTTTATGTTAGTCCCTAAATCATTAAATGATTGGCTTTCATCCTCATTGAGATTCTGAACATACATAGAGCCATTAATCAGATGACTATAGGGGCTTAAAATATCGATACCTGAAACTAAAGGAATACCACAGGCAATTAGTTCAGCATTTGCTTGATAGATATCTAAGTACCATCGTTTGAGATAAACCAATTTAAGCTGGTAATTCACCTTATTTAGTTTGATAAAAAATTTCTGGTTCCGATCGAGTAAAGGGATTTCATATAACGCCATCTTAAAGCCCTACCGTATATGCGCCGCCTACCTGACCTAATCCAGTGATTTGAGATAACATGGACTGTTCAACCTGTTTCGGTTGTTTGGTACCAGAATCAACAACATCAGAAGTTACTTCGGGATTCTTTTGATCAGCGATTGAAACTAGTGTTTCCTTTGTTGAAACAATAAAAACTTTCTTAAATACAATATCGATCATCAAAGCATTTTCGGACGTTTCATCAGTGACGTTCTTTAATGACTTAATCAACATGTCCGTATAAAGGCGTTTACCAGTAGAGATAATAAGACGTTGACCTTGTAAGGCCTGCAACCCCTGATAAATACCAAGAAGTGACAAATCTGACCCAATAAATGTATTACCCATTAGCCCGTTTAACCTGCCAGCGCTTTCAGACCATCCGATTTTCATGGTGACCTCTGGCGGTGCTTTATAGCAATGGTCAGAAATCGGTGAACCTTTTTCAACGGGATGCTCTGTTATTACAAGCTCATCAGAATGATTCTCTTCAATAACTACATCTGCAAATAAACCCATTATTGAACGATGACCACCAAACAATAGTGAGCCAACTGTTTCAGTGATAGCCATGCTTTCCTCCGGGCATTAAAAAACCCACCAGATGGTGGGTTTAAATATTTTCAAAAAATGTTGCTTCTCAATGCTTGAACTAAACCTATATAATTTTTGATTAACGATAAATCACTTTAAAATAAAGGTTAATTCTTGTGAGCACTTCATCAAGACCAATTTGTCCCTACTGTAATAGTAAGCAGACACGATTTGCTTCAAGCAAATCAAATATACTTAAATCACAATACACTTGTAAAAATTGTGGCCAAAGCTTTTCAGTTGAAAATGAACTGTATGAATCAAAAGGCGGTTGCTTTAAGTTCTTTTTCAAACTGATATTTTGGGTAGTAATTGTAGCTATTGGCTTTGCCATTTACTTGGCAAAATTTGATAACACCCCTAATAAATCGCAATCTTCTACACAATTAACTGAAAAGAAAAATTCAGATAGTAGTGATAAGGAGGAATTTTCACCAGAAGCTGAAAAAGCTGCTCACGAATACATCCCCACTGAAGAAGATTATAAAAAACATGAAAGTATTGCTGATAGTAAAGATCAAAGTGATACTTTAAATATCTCTACAACTATTCGGAATAAAGATTAATGAAGAGAATCTTATTGTTGGCAACAGCATCATTATTAAGTTTCGGCACTTTTGCTAACTGCGAAATTTACTTTAATGATCCGTCAGATATTGCTAAATGTTATGAAGATGAATCCTTTGCGAAAGTCACTACTAATCTGAAGAAATTAACTGCCCTATCGAAAGAACAGTTAAGTTATAACCCTAATGTATTAAAAGAACTCAATAAATCTCAAAAAGATTGGCTGACTTACCGTAATAGTTACTGCGATTCTTACAGCAATTATCATAGTGAAAGAAACAACCATTCTAATTGTATAGTTAATTTAAACAATGAACGTGCTCGTCAATTACAGGAAGATATTAACACTAATTAACCGATTAAACTCTTAGTGTTGTGAGCCATAAGAATCATTGTATTTTCTTGCTGTTTCTTCACTGCGTTTGCAGATTCTATAGGATCTCTAACACCATTAAGGACCATATCGGTTTTATAAGTTTGGTGGATCACTACAGATTTAGCTGACATATTTGAAGAGCTATTGATTTGAGCTTTCTCTTTGATGAGCTCAGATGCTCCGACAAATGCCGCATCGATCGTGAATGTAGGCAATTTATCAAAGTCAGGATTTGGACCCACAAATGGGGCAATAGCCTTTTGACCGTCTTCAGTTGCATAAGCTGCTTTGAGAACTGATCGTTTAGTGTTTAAAACAGCTTTGCCATTGTTCGCACTATCGAAGGTCGGCATGCGATAACCCGGTGAAAGAATTTCTGCACGTGAAATAACTTCTTTTAATGAGTCACCGGTATAAGTTTGTGTACCAGATTCATCAAGTTTTTCAGCTTTTTCAGGCTCAGTTAAATCACCGTCTCAATTGGTGCTAATTCATTCATGATTAATAGCCTCCAAAATCTTGTGACACTGGTGTAACGTCAATCACGTTTGAACGGTTGCTTTCAGCGTACATTTGAGTGAAATAACCCGGTTCTTCAGGAACGTTATGTGATTGTGGGTTTTCCTGAATTTGATTTTGGCGAGGTTCAAATACACCCTGATAATTTCCGATAATTGAGTTTTCCAGTGATTGGTTAGCCAAAGGGCCAAACGAGATAAGTTTTTTAAGGATTAGCTTTACTGCGTTTTCAGAAAGTGGTTTTTTGATGCTGATACGCATATCAACAAAATTGTTCCACAGCTCTGGATCTACACATGCTGGCAGTTCAACTGAACGTGGATTAAATTCATTTGGTTTTTCTGTTTTAGGTTTTTCAGAAACAGACTCTCTTTTTTTATTTATTTTTTTATTACTTTGAGAGTTGTTTTTGATAGTGATACTTTGTGTGTTAAAAATTTTTACTAGTAGCGGTAAAAAATTTTTACTAGTGTAGTTAAAATTTTTAACTAGCAGTGGTAAAGAATTTTTACTAGTTTGGCCATAAATCTCAGGTAGTAAAAATTTTTTACTAGGGAATTTAAGTACTAAACCAACGCTAGTATCGTTACCTAATTTGAATGTATTTCCATGAATTGTGCTTGGTTGTTCCACGACTAAACCAACTTTAATTAATTCATTAAGGCATTTAACAACTGTCGGTCTACTCTTCCCTGTAATCTCTTCAAATTGAGTTAAAGAGATGGAATCCATCTCCTTATTCCAGCCACGAGTTTTACGGCAAATAACTAAATAAATTTTGCATGCAGCATCAGAGATTTTATTTAAAACCTCGTCAACAAATGCATTAGGCACTTGAAAGGAATTAGGCACAAAATTACTCATGTACACCGACCTTAGGCTTTACATACCCACCAAATTTTTGAACCAAGTCAGCATTAGCCAAACTATTAACGATCTGCCCTGCTAACCACTGATTAATGCGAAAACGCTGTGCCATAGTTTGTGAAAATTCTTCACGCGTTATTGCAGCATTATTTTCGTCATAACCTTTGGCTCTTAGATTTTTACGGTTACGATCATGTAGCTCATTGAGAATCACTAACGCTGGATCAAAGAAGGACTGAATTTCCTGAGTCTGTTTGTACTCAGGTTTATACTTAAATTGACTATTCATGACACCTCCGCTAATGCTTGCTCAGCTTTTGTTAGGCGGCGTTTAGCGTTGAGCTCTGCTACTGTTGCTGTACGGATTTCTTTTGATGAAACCAGAATCAAATGATTCTCCGATTTGATAGTCCACAACCTAGTCAAAGTTTTATTTTTAACCTCAAATAAATCGTTTGATTTAAAACTTCGACACTCTTTAGTAAGTACTACAACGTCACCTATTAAAAAATCTGGTGAGTTGAATTCGATTGGTTGTTCTGATAAATTGTTTGTGTTCATTTGATCCACCTCAATTGAATGCCTAACCACTCCTGTTACAGCAGGTAGTGGTTTTTTAATATCCAAGCTTTTCTTTTTGACCACTGATTTCGTCATGAAATAAGTCATCCACCGTTTCTATACGGTTCATCCAGCTTTTAGACATAACTAAAAGTGCAGCAACACGTTCTTTATCAATGCTCTGATAATCTTTAGGAACGACTTTTAAACCAAGTAAACTCAATAGCTCGCAAAACATTTCAATTTCATTCAAACCATTGTTTTTCTTATCTGTTTTAAGCCGAGTAATAGTGCTTGGATCAACTTTTAATTGTTCAGCAATCTCTTTTTGATTGCTTATATCAAGACCATGCAATATGCGGGATACACCATTTCTGGCGCTTGCAGATATATCAACTGATAATTTGCTCATGGTTAGGTCCTAAGCATTTGAAGTAGTTCGTTTGATTGGTTCTTTGCCATTTGCCAAATCTCTGATTTGGTATTCGCGAGCTAAAGGAATCTTTTCATTTGGCCACTGGTAAACAGCAGGTGGCTCAATTCCTAATAACTTTGCTAAGCCAACACCATTGACACCAAGCAACTCATAAGCTTCCTGTTTGGTCATTTGTGCAACCTCAAAAATAAGATTTCTTAGTATTAAAACAAAGATAACTTATTTTTGCAAGATGTAAGATAACTTATATGAAGAATCTAGAAACTATGGGTCAGCGTATTCGCGCCTTACGAAGAGAAAAGAAATTAACCCAAGGCGAGTTGGCAAAAATCGCCGGAGTTAGTGCGCCCAATGTCACTGGTTGGGAGAAAGATGCTTATGCTCCTAAAGCAGACCCATTAAGCAAAATGGCCGCTTATTTCGGAGTGTCGACTTCATATATAACTAATGGAGATGAAAGCGGCCCTAAGTTGGATAGCACTGTTACACAATTGAAAGTTCTGGATATCGAAGCTTTTAAGAAAAAATACAATATTCCCGATAGCGAAGATGCTGTTAAATTTCTTGAAACACCTGTTAAACCATTCCCCACCCAAAAAAGATATGTTCCTGTTAAGGCTTACTCCAAGATGGGCATGGATGGCTATTTCACAGACATGGGTTATGAAGGCAATGCTGGAGATGGGTATGTTCCAACCCACTCAGCAGGACCAAAAGCCTATGGCATTAAAGGCACTGGCGACTCAATGTTTCCAGCAATTCGTAATGGCTGGTATGTTGTATGCGACCCTGATGCAGATCTTGTGCCGAATGAGTTTGTTCAGGTGTGCTTGAAGGATGGAAGATGCACAATTAAAGAATTTGTCGGCATCAATGGTGGGGTTTTAAGTTTGCTTTCTGTGAATGGTGGTGAGCGATTTTTCTTTGAAATGGACGAGGTTGAAAGTATTACCGCTATTACAGATATCGTGCCGCCAAGTCAGCACAGACAAGAACATCCTTATTCGCATTAATCACAGGAAGACTTATGGACAATTCAAAACGACCAATCAACCAGATTATTGCTCGCATCAATGATGCTGCGAAACATGGTGAAGCTTTGGTACTAACAGCCGAAGAAGTGAAGATCCTCTCAAAGGACATTGGTGATAAAGTCTTTATTCCAGTCCTTACAAATGAACAAGTAGTGCAGTTGGTAAAATAAGGAAAGCTTGGACAGAAAATTAAATAATAAAAAAAGACCGATGATAAGTCGGTCTTTCCATCCAAGCTTAGTAAGGTCTTGGATTGACTAATGTCAGCTATTACCCCGCTTTGTGGGATTTTGCGCTTTAAAATTACATGGAGATGAAACAGTAATTTGTAAATAATCGCAAATTTATGATGAGTAATCGTCAAAAACCATAACCAGTATTTTGCAAAATTGTTGACTTATAAGTAAACTAACATGAATATACACTTTACGAGATTGGCAACTGGTTTTCCAGAGCCATTGGTTTTACCTGAAGATACTGATGAGAGTTACAGGGTTTTTCATGCTTCGGCTTATGCAGACTTTAGAAATTGTTATTTAAATCAGGATATTTCTAGTATAGAACAGTCCGATCCTGCAAGTGCTAAACATGCACGAAAAGGTTTAATTCAGTTAAATGAAAACGCATATCACGGGCTACCACTAGAAGGGTTTTACTCGAGTACAGCATGTCATGAATCTGGCTTCAGAATTCAAAATGCCCACAAAACAGTTGATGTTAATGTCTTACGAATTAGGAAAAGTGCAGTGCGTATTTATTGGTGTTATATGAATCATAGTAAAGCGATAATGGTTCTACGAATACTAACGAAACGTGAAGATAGTAATCTACATCAAAACCCCAAAATTAAAGAGATTGGAGATGCCTTGCTACCATTTTTCAATAATCCTAAAGGTTTTCAGGAGAGAATAATATGAATAATAAAAAAGTAATGTGTAAAACAATCTCTAATTTTTCTGCAATTGAAGTAAAAAAAATTCAATGGGCTTCAGCACTCAATGCGCTTATGCTGCACTCAGGGAAGTCACGCTCAGAAATGGCGGAAGCTTGCAATATTAGCAAAGGCAGAGTAACTAGAATATTGTCAGGAGACTCCAACCTCACTATTGAGAGTATTTGCTCATTTGCAAATGCTCTTGGTTATGATGTTGATATTGCTTTTTATAATAGTTCTATGACCAAACCATACCAACCATGGAATTCTGGTCAAATAGAGTTTGCAACATTTAAAAAGGTTAAAAAAATATTGTTTGAAGAAAGAGTTCTAACAGCATCAACACCAAATTTAAATACACAAGTTCGTGAAATTGCCGTTGGCTCTAACAGTCATACCACTTGGTTTAGTGCTACAAAAGCACAAAGTATCGAAATCAAAGAATTTACTTTTGAGTAAGGTTTAAAATATGTTATCAAGCAATAAAATCCAGCATAGTGTTACAGATCTATCTTCAAAGCCAAAAAAAATAAATAGATCAGATAAAACACCTATTTATGCTGATGAAATAGCAGAAATTAAAATGAATTCACACACTACACGCTTAACTTTTGGTGCTTTATCGGCTGATGAATCGGATTCTACTCACACTCTAGTTAATGAGTCTGTGACCGTAGTAATGCCTACTACAACTTTTTTATCAGCAATATCTCAGATGTTTGTGCCAATTTTGGAAAATGAGCAATTATTAGAAGTTCTTATTGAGGATTATTCAAATATAGCAGAGCATGCAAAACACCAATTAGAACAATTGAAATCACCAAAAAAATAAAACACGGTAACCCCACCCAACCCACCCCGTGTGGGTTTTCTTTTGTCTATTAAAGCATAAAAGTAAGCTTTCTTAAATTAAAATAAGATTTCTTATTGACAATAAAAATAAGTTTTCTTATATTTATCTCGTAGACAACAAAAAAGCACACCGCCCCTCCCCAGGTCCGATGTGCTTTTGCAAACTGCGAGATCAATTATGAACGTAAAAGTTAACTCATTCAACTCATTTGCATTTGTCAGCATGGCTGCTCTTGCAATCTCTGGTGGTTCTTTAGTTGCTTGCCAATTGCAGCCAGCTTTCCAAACAAAAGAAGCACCTACTCTTTTTACACCTAAAACTCAACCAAGTACTTACGGTGTGTTAACCGCGAAAATCACAAGTAAACATTCTGGCGTTGCTGTCATCAAATTAGATAGCTTCCGTTTAAACGTTAGCTTTGATTTTGAAGCTCATCCAGACAGCTACGGCGTTCCGGGTTCTGAATTCACCGCTGTTGATATTACTCAGCTCACAGTAAATGAAATTACTGACATTAACGGTAAGTCATATAACGATTTCACCGAATTTGAAGACATCCGCAACATCAATGCCCTTCTAAAAGGTTTTATCGAACGTAACAAGTTGGTGGAGGCTTAAAGATGACTAATTTCAAAAAGCATCCTGACGGCTACATGTCATTTTTAGGCCGTGATGATAAAGGGCTGTATTCAGTTCGCATTGGCTGGCAAGTGTACGCATCTAATGCTAATGGCTCAGTTCTTTACAAAGTTAAAGACGGAGTTAAGACGCCTCGGTAAAACCAAGTTTTACAAGATGATCAAGAGAGGTGAAATTGCTGAACCAATTCGACTAAGTGAGAAGGATGTTTTTTGGTATGCATCCTATGTAAAAGATAAAGTCGAAGAACATAAAAATTCTGCTATAGTAGCCGCTTAAATAGCGGCTTTATTTTTATCCAATGTTTTGGGCACTTAATTCAAAACGGGTAACCAAACGGGTAACTTGAGAGGCGATATTTAAAAATACATTAAATATCAAGAGGTTTAGCTCAAAATGCTTCTAATGATCGACAATTACGACTCTTTTACCTACAACGTCGTCCAGTATTTTGGCGAGTTGAATCAGGAAGTAAAAGTAGTTCGCAATGATCAAGTCACATTAGAGGATATTGAACGATGGCAACCAAAATATCTTGTGATTGGTCCTGGCCCTTGCTCTCCAAGCGAGGCAGGTATTTCAATTCCTGCAATTAATCATTTTGCCGGAAAAATTCCTTTGCTTGGCGTGTGTCTAGGCCATCAAAGTATTGGGCAAGCTTTTGGCGGAAAAATTGTAAGAGCCAAAACGGTGATGCACGGACGTTTATCTGATATGTACCACAGCAATAAAGGTATTTTTAGTAGTCTTCCTAGCCCATTCTCGGCAACTCGTTATCATTCATTAGTGATTGATCAGGAAACGCTACCTGACTGTCTTGAAGTAACATGCTGGACCAATGAAGCAGATGGCTCAATGGAAGAAATTATGGGCGTTAAACATAAGACACTTCCTGTTGAAGGCGTACAATTCCATCCGGAATCTATTTTGAGTCAACATGGCCATCAAATCTTTAAAAACTTTTTAGACATCTACGCATAAGTCAGCCGTCAATAGATTGTTTTAAAAGTAATTTGATAAGAACCTTTAATAAAAAAGCCAACTGCGATCAGTTGGCTTTTTTCATGGCTGAATCAATTACAACTTTAACTGTTGCACAATTGACCCATCTTGTTTTGCTACCAGCGATTCGCAGAGTTGAATACGCTCTTTAGTCTGTTTCAATCCTCTTTCTACCCCAACCAATTCTTTAGTTCGTGGTGCAAAAAAGTCATTTAACTGTGCCGCTTGTTGTTGGGTACATGCTGCCCCACTAAACATTGCAGGGAAACGCCCAGCCGAAGATTTACCTAAACGATCAAACACAGCGTCATGATTTACCTTAAACCAGGACCATAAGCCACCTTGTTCATCTCCATAATTATTGATTGAGTTGACCACGGTACGAACTTCACCAACTTTAACACGCGGGTTCAAAATCAACTGTCGTGCTTGTTGGCGTGTTGCTTCTTGATTTGCTGAACCTAGGGCTGTAAGAATCGCAAGACGCTGTGTCGGTTGAGTCACGCGTTGTAACTCTCCAGATAAACGATCAAAAGCAGATTGGCCCTTTTCTTGTACACGTACAGCCAAAATAGTTGGCAATAATTCAGGTGTTACTTGCGCAAAATTAAGCTGCTTTTGAGCAAATAGAGCATCTGACTGTTTTAACAGTTGGGTACGAACTTCAGGAACTTGAATATCTAAAGCAAGAAATCTAACCAACTCACTACGCCATAAACTGTCTTCAGCTGATTCACCTGTTTTGCTGACATAACCCAACTGATTTAATTTTGGTAAATATAAATTAGCTAAGACTTTTCTAAAATGTTCACGTTCAGCTTCTGTTTTCAATACATGACG